AGCTAGAAAATACAAACAAACAAACCTATCATTAGGTGCTGATAACGACAGATTAATTAGAATACAAGAAATAGATGAGATACTTTCTTTAGGTAATGAAAACCTAAGCAGAGAAGTACAAGATATGTTACTTGATGAAAAATTAGCTCTTGAAGATCTTGTAGGTCGTAATGTTAATATGGATGATGTAGCACGTCGAGAAGAAGCTTTTAAAGCAATCGAAGATGACGCTGCAATAGACAGAAAGATTAACAACCCTGACCAGTTAGAATTAAATCTAAATGGACTAGATCCTGACCTTAATTCAGATGTACTTAATGACGCAGCAAAAGCTAAACAGAGTGTACCTCCCGGAAATGTAGCTAAAAATATGGCAGATACAACTGCTATTAAAAATGGTGATGACTTTTCGACTGGCGACCCTGCACCTATAATTACAGATTCTATGAGAAAGAAAGGTCTCATGGTAGGTAATACTTCACGTGGTGCTGTGATGGGTGTTGCTGAAGAAGCTAGAGAGATAGGTAGATTTGATGCTACTGTAGATGGCATTAGATTTAATAGTAAGGACATGAGTAAAGCTGCATGGGGTATCTTTAATGATATTATTGGAGCTGAGAGTATTGATGATTTACGTGAAGTATTTGCTACTCCAAGAGACGTCAAGAATCTACTTGGTGGATTATTTAAAGTAGAGTACTCACCAGAAGATGAAGCCCGTGCTATTGCATTCGCTATTAAATATTTGTTTGATAGATTTTTAGGTAGACCTATAGCTGAATCATCTGCTAGAGTCATGGATACTTTAGGTAGAGAGGTTGATACTATTTCTGGAGCAGTTAGTGAATTAGCTCCGTCTATAGACTCTGACCGTGCTATGGATCTTATTATTCAGAAGCTTGAGTTTTTACTAAATGAGTGGGCACTGAATAAATACATATCAGGTTGGCAGTTACGTAACAAAAACTGGTTTGACCAAACACCTCCAGCAACTGTAAAAGAAGCTTTAGATATCTTAACAGAAGAGTTTACATCAGTAGAAAATGCTATAAACCAAAAGAATAGAAAGTTTACAGCAGAACTAAAAAGGTTAAAGAAGACTAATCCATTAGCTTTGAAACCTTTGATTGATGCTTTCTCTAACACTAATGGTGATGTTGATACTTTAGTAAAGTTACATAAGTGGGCAGAGAGTCAAATGTCACCTCTAGGCTTGCTTAGAAGTCCTGACCCTAAGAACATGAACTTGTTTGCTAAGGTTGTATGGGCTGTACGTTACAACAATATGTTGTCAGGTATATCTCCATTTAGTGCTGGAATGACTAATGGTATACAGTTACTAACTAAGACTTTACATTTAGCATATGGACATGCTCTAACTATACCTTTTACAGGAAGAAGTGGTATAGAAGGTTTACAACGTACACTTTACTACAATACTTCTTTATTTGAAACAAACAGACGTGCTGCTACAGATGCGTTTCGTATGTTGAAAAAAGTAAACAATGATCCTAAAGCTCTATTAAGTGCAGCTCGTAAAGACTTTGTGTTTAAAACTGATAGAGAATGGCAGATACTAGAAGACTATATTAAAATGGCAGAAGCTGAAGGTAACTGGGGTAAGGCTTTTCAATTTAAAATAATGTCTAATCTTAAACAGTTAGCTGGTATGAAGGCTATGCGATTCGGTATGACAGGTCTGGTGTTTCCAGATGTATTTACAGGATCTACTGTTGCTACTCAGATATCACGTATGAATGCGTACGCTGATGTTATGGCAGATCAAGGTTGGCCGAACATGAAGATGATGAAGAAAGCCGAACTTGAGAACTATAAGAATTACTTTGATGAAGACGGATTAATTAAAGATCAGGTTGTTAAAGCACTAACCAGTGATATAGCATTAAATTCAGATGACGGTTTATCAAGATATCTAAATGATGCAACGACAGCTTATCCTGTACTTAAAGAAGTTATGGCGTTTCCACGTACAGCTTCTAACTACATGAAAGTTGGATTATCATATACACCTATATCAGCTATACCTAACATGAATAAGTATGCAAAAACTATTTATGCTAGAACAAACTCTGAAATAGCCGCAGCTCTTAAAGAGCATGGTATTGATATGGCTACTACACGTAATGCTCATGTTCTATTTCAAGATCTAAGAGCTGAGTATCTTGGTAGACAAGCCCTAGCTAATACTCTTGTAGCTACATTGTTTGGTTATGCTGTTAGTGGTAATATACGTGGTAATCTTCATTACAATGCAAAGATCAGAAGAGATCAGATGAGTCAAGGATTAGATCCTAAAACTATCTGGATTCCCGGTCTAAATAAATGGGTAAGTTATAAAGGATGGATAGGTCTAGAACATGTACTTGCACCTTTAGCTGACTTAGCTGCATACATGAAAGATGCTGATGAGCACATTATAGAAAATTGGCAATCAAAAATTGCATGGACTATCGGTGCTACATTCTTAAACGATACACCATTATATGGTCTAGAAAGAATATTTGATATACTCAATGGTAATCCACGTGCAGCTGCAAGGTTTATAGCCGGTGCTGCTAACTCTATGGTTCCTCTTAGTGGTGGATTAAATGTTATTGCTAACGCTATACACCAAGCACAAAGAGATATTGAAACTGATATCGGAGAGTTTTTTAAAAATAGACTACCAATCTTAAAAGGTACAGTGCCTGCTGAGATTAATCCTATTGATGGAGAACCTGTTAGAGATGCTGCTAACCCAGCACTTGGAGCTGTTAACGCATTTAGTCCTATAAAGTTTAGTGATGAAGTAAAACCTTATATGCAGTTTTTACATGACATCAGGTATACTGGTTTAGGAGCGTTTGCAAAGGACAGTACAGGATCTTACGAATGGACACCAGCAGATAGACAGATTGTCTTTAAATACCTAGGTGAAATGGGTATAGAAAAAGAAATCATGAGAATCGCACAGAGAGCAGATAATCAAAAAGTCATTAAAGATCTTATGGCTCTCAGAGCTAGAGGTGGTCCGGGTGAAGATACAATTAAATTAAGAGCCAGACTTACACCTTTGCATAGAGAGATAGATTTAATGATTAATAGATATATTAAGATCGCTGAAATGAAATATCTTAAAGATAAACCACTCATCCAACAGGCTATCATTAACGCCCAATTAGCTAAGGAAAGAATGAAACAAGGCAACATCGAAGGTGCAGAAGAACTGCAAAAGAGAGATGCCGAAATCAAACAATTAATCAAACACGGCGGTAACTAAATATGAGTGCTGTTACACAAAATGACTACACGCAGCAGAACAATAGCACAGTTCTGTACAACTTTACATTCCCATATCTTAAGGCATCAGACGTAAAAGTAAGTCTAGATGCGGTTGATACAACGGCTTTTACATTAGCCAATGCAACCACAATACAATTAAATAGTGTTCCACCAGTTGGAACTAAAATCAAAATATTCAGAGAAACTAGCGTTGACAATCTAACAGCAACATTTTATGCAGGCTCCGCAATTAAGTCTGAAGATCTAAACGATAACTTTACTCAGAACTTATATGTAACACAGGAAGTTAACGGTCGTTATCTTAGTACCCTAGGTGGTACTATGACCGGTAACTTTAACTTAGGTGAAGATGCTGACATAGTATTTGAAGGTGCAAATGCTAACGATAATGAAACTACATTAACAGTAGCTGATCCTTCACAAGATAATACTATAACCTTACCTAATGTAACAGGTACAGTTATAACAACTGGAGATACTGGAACCGTCACAGGCACTATGCTTGCTGACGGAACAGTGACCTCTACAGATATTGCAGACGGAACTATAGTAAATGCTGACATCAATGCGTCAGCAGCTATAGCCGGTACAAAGGTAAGTCCTGACTTTGGTAGTCAGAACATATCTACAACTGGTACTATCAATAACCTAACTACAACTGAATTAGCAATCTTAGATGATGCAACTGTAACCACATCAGAGCTAAACATACTAGATGGAGTAACTGCTACAACATCAGAAATAAACATACTAGATGGTGTTACAGCTACTACAGCAGAAATCAACAAACTTGATGGAGTCACAGCAGATACAACTGAGTTAAATATACTTGACGGTGTAACTGCAACTACTGCTGAAATAAATAAATTAGATGGTGTCACAGCTGACACTACAGAATTAAATTTGCTAGACGGTGTGACAGCATCTACAGCAGAAATCAATTATGTTGATGGAGTAAGTAGCTCTATACAACCACAGCTAGACGGAAAGCAACCACTCGACTCTGAGCTTACAGAGCTTGGTACAATGGGTAGTGGTACAGCTAGTGCCTTAGCTGACTTAACACAAGCTGAAGTAGAAGCATTAGATGGTCTAACTGCATCTACAGCAGAACTTAACTTACTAGATGGTAAGAGCATAGTTACAACTATTAGTGGTAGTGCATCTGATGTACAGATACCATCAGCTCAAGCTGTCAATGAGCGTATTGTAGAAGTCGTAACAGAGGTAGGTGGTTTTGTACCCATACCTAACGAAAACAACTTCCCAGACGCTAACCCTGACATCAATGATGGAGCTGGTACGATTGTTAGTATCAAAGCTTTGGCAGCTAACCTTGTTGCTAATGGCAGCGGAGTAGCTACTATAGCAAATGGTAACGTCAGTAGCAATGCTACAATTACTATTAATGGTCTTACAGCTGGTGCTACAATCGGTGCTGGTAAAGGTATATTAGTAGAAACAACATCTACACTACATACCTACGCATTTCACAGAACTGTTATAGATACAACAGGTGTAAGTAATGCACAAACACTTGTTAACGACTTTAACGACAGATACCAGATCAGTGCTAACGCACCTACAACTCATCCTGACGGTTCAGCCCTAGGAGACGGAGACCTATGGTTTGATACATCTACAAATATAATGAAGGTGTATGATGCTGGTAACACACAGTATGATGCTGTAACCTCTGTTGGAGACTTTAAACTATTAACAGTTGTACCTGACGGAGCTACATCAGGCACACCTACATTTAATGGTAGTATTGTATCATACGATTTAAGAGACGGCGGAGTTGCTGCTAACGTAACAAGCGTTGGTCAGCTTATAGTCAGTCTTAATGGTGTTATACAGAAACCAAATGCTGGGTCATACAATGCAAGTAACGAAGGATTTTACCTAGAAGG